ACTAAAGAGCAGTTTGAAAAGATGAATTATCTTGAACGGCTGGAATTAAAGCAGAAAAATATAAAACTATATGAATCATTATTGTAAAAGGAGAAACAAATGACTAAACCAACAGTAAAATATATGAACTTGCAATTATTTGCAGAAACAAAACTAACTAATATGATTGATCCCGAGGTTATGGCATCCATGATTTCGGCAACGTTACCGAATAAGATTAAATTTGCACCACTGGCAAACATTGACTCAACTTTATCGGGTAGACCAGGTTCTACTCTGACAGTTCCTAAGTTCGCTTATATTGGAGCAGCTGAGGACGTAGCAGAGGGCATTCCTATTGGAATTACTACCCTAACAACATCTGACACAGACTTTACCATTAAAAAGGCAGCCAAAGCAGTTGAGATTACAGACGAAGCTGTTTTATCCGGTTTAGGTAATCCAATCGGTGAAGCAACTAATCAATTACAAATGTCAATCGCTGATAAGATTGATAATGACCTCGTTGATTGTTTAGAAGGTGCAAGCCTTATTTACAATGACCCTGGTACATTTGACCTTGACACCGTAGCAAACGGCCTTGACTTGTTTACCGACGAGGACGATGAGACAAAAGTCATGCTGATGCATCCTCTTGACGCATCTGTTTTACGAAAAGCAGTAGCTGGGGCATGGCAACGATACACCGATTTAGGTGATAGCATTGTTGTTAACGGCACATATGGAGCAGTATTAGATGCTCAAGTTGTTCGCTCTAGACGAGTTACCCGTGGTTTAGCGCATATTGTTAAACCGGGAGCGTTAACTATTTTTATGAAACGTGGCGTACAGTTGGAAACCGACCGGGACATTTTATCGAAATCGACCGTTATCAGTGCTGATGAACATTACGGAACATATTTATATGACGAATCAAAAGCCGTTAATTTAGACGTTAGAACAACCGTAACCTTAACCGTAACAACCGCCTTAGCAGCAGCCGTTGAAGGCGCAACCGTTACTTTTGGTGGTCAAACTGGATTAACTAACGCCTCTGGTATCGTAGTATTTAAAATCATTGGTGGTACTTACACCGCCGTAGCAACAAAAGGTACTGATACAAAATCAGCATCCGTGGTTGTTGTAGATGGTACAGCGAAATCACAGACTATCGCATTTGATTAATTGAATTAGGGGCTATTCGCCCCTTTTTTCTTAGATTAGGAGGTATAACATGCTATTAAACAGACACCGGGTAAAAAGCCCTGTTATCGAAGAAATACAAGCACCTGAGCCAGTACAAGAAGAAAAAGTTACAGACTATGAAGCCATGACCAAAGCGGAAATCATTGAAGCATTGGAAAAAGCAGAGATCGAACACGATGCAAGGCAGAAAAAGGAATCATTGATTGAGTTGCTGAAAGCTGGTAAATAGTTATGACAGACCGGGAGAAGCTACTAGAATGGTGCAAGCTGTATTGTAATAACTATACGCTAACAGACACCTCCGGTTTTAGTTATGTGCTGGACAACCTGGAATCAGAAATGGAGCGTGTCGGTGTGACAAGTGAAAGCCTATCTGATATGAGCCAGAGTTTCGGAAGTAATGACGCAGGTATGAGTATTAAGAACCTTTTAAGCCCGTACAGCCGTTTAAAAATGCTATGAGTGTAAAAGATACCAACAATACAGATAAGGTCTTAAAACAGCTTGAATCGTTGTTTAAGAAAGAAATAACAGTCGGATTGCATGGCGATGTTGCCGGTGATATTAAAAGAAGAACATCATCAACGATGCTGAAAAATTGGCAAGAAAAGTAGTAGCGATGGAAATTAAGCCAAGCACCGCCGCCAACTTGTTAGGCGATGCCACTAAAGGCCGCATTCAGGAGTTCGCTATTGATTTACGTGACCCACCAAACGCACAGAGTACCGTTGACGCAAAGGGGTCATCTAATCCGCTTGTTGATACTGGTCAAATGATTGGATCAATTGATTACAAAGTAAAGGGGTAATATATGTATGATTTTAAATCATTAGTAAAAAAATATAGCAAAGTTGCCCCTTATGTTCAAACAGAAACGGCTGGACATTTTGATTACGCTAACGGCGGTGAGTGGGTTCCGGGTACAGTGGCATGGGTAAGCTTTGAGGGTGCATTAGTGCCACTCAACAACCGAGACTTAACCTATGACGAAACCGGCACATATAACACTGATGACCGCAAACTTTATACCTACAACGATTATAAAACGATTATAAAACAGGGCAAAAGATTAAGCACAAAGATATCATTTACACAATCGATAAAAAACGTGATTATGCAGATTTTGACAGTAGTTTAATTATCTACATTGCGGTGAGGGGTGACACAGCATGAGCCTAACAACTGTCAGGAATTTAATTGTTGGTAAATTGTATGCTAAAACAGCTAAGCCTGTGATTCAGATGGAGCAGACAGCGACGAAACCGGCCTATCCGTTTATTGGGTATAAGATAATTGTGTCGGACAACCGAGAACCAGGGCAACAGATTATGGAACGTGTAGCAGTTGACAGCACAGACCCGCTATTTGATTATGACATTAAAGAAACGGCTATCGACCAAGTAACGGCGACTTTCAGCTTTAACGCTTACGGCGCAAAGTCTCAAGATGCCTATGAGCTGGCAATTACCGCAAAGAATTACATTGAGCATAATTTATATTATGATTTAAAGGATATCGGTGCGGTAGTGGTTAGTGTCGAAGCGGTAGGCGACCGGACGGTATTAATTGAGACATCGTATGAGTTTAGATACGGTTTTGATGTAATTGTAAGAATGGTTAACAGTGTTGACCGCATTGTTTCAAACATTCAAGAAATAAATATAAATTTGGAGGATTAAATTGAGTAGACTTAATGATTTTATAGTAAATATAACACTTGCTACCATCCCCGACAAATCAGCGCCATTTGGCAAGATCCTGATTGTAACGGATGATGTAGATCAAGCATATAAAGAATATGCTAACTTAACAGCGGTGTTAGTAGATTTTGCAGATACAACCGACACCTATAAAATGGCGGCGCAATTGTTTGCACAAACGCCAGCGCCTGACGGAATCGCAGTTCTGGGAGATTCCACCGCATTACCCGCTGACTTAACGGCTTTACTGACAGCAAATATCAATCAAGACTTTACTGTTTTTTATTGCACTAACGCAGGCGATACTTTTGTAACGGCTTTTGATGCATGGGCGACCGCTAATAATAAGTTTTATGCAGCGACTACCCAAAATAAAACACTTGAAACAACCGGCAGAAATACATTTTTAATGTATCACAGTGTAGCCGGTACTTATCTGGCAGAGGTTTTAACTACTTATATGCTAGTCCGCCCTATTGGTTCAGTTGTTGGCAAATTTAAAACACTCGTAGGAATTCCTGAGAGCGTTGTAACAGACGCAGAGTTAGCAGTAATGCACAGCAACAACGTGGGCACTTATATCGAGGATATGGGCGTTTTGCAGGTAACGCAGGCACAGACACAGTCGGGCGAGTATGTTGACGTTGTACTAGGTGCATTGTGGATTAAACTTGAAATGGAGGCGGGTCTTAGAAACTTAGCATTAACAACCGGCAAGATTCCATATAGTAATGCCGGTATCGCATTATTAAAAGATGTAGCTATTAAAGTGTTGCAGCAAGGCGCAGTTAATGGGATTATCCTGTTAGATGAAAACGGAAATGCAACCTATACAATGAATGCAATAACGAGAGAAGGAACTAGCGTAAATGACAGAGCTGATCGAGTTTACAACGGCATTAGCTGGACAGCATCGCTGGCAGGCGCTATCGAATCGGCAACAATCAGCGGAACGCTAGAGATTTAGGGGGTAAAATATGATAAACGTATATGATTCATTAGATGTGACAGTAATCGCTGATGGCGTGATTACAACTGGCCTAGCTGATGGTGATGCTTGTACCATTGGGCAGAACGAGGAAAGTTTTTCTAAGCAAGTAGGCATCCAAGGCGATGTAACTTTTTCTGAAACAAACGACAAGACAGGTTTTGCGACAATCACATTAAAAGCTACAAGCCCGGCAGTGCAACAGTACGAAGAACTTTCCAGACGTAAAGGCGAAAACGCTTTGTTTGCTTTTCAGGTAATCGACGCCAATACAAACGGACTGACAAGCGGTGGGACTAAGTGCCGGGTAAAGAAATCGGCTGAAAAGTCATATAGCAATGAAGAAGAGAATACGAGATGAAATTGCTGATTACACAAGCAAATAAAGGACGGTAAAGAATGGCAACTAAAACAGTAGAAATTAACGGCGTAGAGTATACGCTTCAAAAAGTGCCAACAAATTACTGGTACAAGATCAAAGACCGGAGCAAAGATAAAAACGGCAACGCATCGGAAGAAAAGCTTTATCAGGAAGTTTTAGAGCATATCGTTGTAAGCCCTAAAATGAAGATGGAAGATTTTGAGGAAGTCGAAGATTTTGAGGAGGTAATGGCAGCCGCTATCACC